TCCGCCTCCTAAACCTCGTTCAAGCGGATCGAGACCGCCAGCGGCCCGCTGCTCACGACCATGCAGCGGCTGAAGACCGAGTTCACCAGCGCGCTCGCCGACTTCTTCGAGAGCTTCCGCGCCATCGAGGACCGCTCGTCAGTCGCGCTGCGGCACGAGTCCGAGGCCCTCGCGCGCCAGATCAAGCTGCAGGAGCAGAACGTCGAAGTGGCGAAGCAGCCGCGTAACCTGCTGGAGCGCAGCCTCGCCAGCGTCGGCCTGAATCGCCCGCAGGACCTGGAGATCAGGCAGGACGAAGAATTCCTCGAGAAGCTGAAAAAGCAAAAGGCCGAGATCGATGCGCAACTCGCGCGCCGCGAGGAAGAGAACAAGGCGAAACCGCCGCCAGCTGGGCTCGCCGAGGAGGACAAGCCGGACAGAGCCGCAGCCGCGGCGCAGCGCCGCGCCGAGGCCGAGGCACGCGCTGCCGAGCGCATGCGCGAGGCCAACGAGAAGGTGATCGCCGCACTGAAGCGCGACTACGAGGGCTTCGATGACGCGCGGCAGAAGGCGATCGACGACGCGCTCGCGCGGTTGAACGAGCAAGCGACGCCGGCGCAGCGGCAGGCGGTGTCCGACCTGGCGGCGGCGATCTACGACAAGCGCGAGGCCGACAGGCAGGCGGCCGAGGCGGCACGCGAGCACCAGAAGGTGATGGACGAGGGCACGCGCATTACCGAGGGCGTGCGCACCGAGGCCGAGAAGTATTCCGACACGCTTCAGCACCTCAGCGACCTGCAGCAGCAAGGGGCGATCGACGCCGAGACCTATCGCCGCGCCGTCGACAAGGCCAACGCTGACTTCGTCAAGGCCACCAAATCCGCTGAAGACTCCAAGGACAAGCTGTTCTCGTTCGAGGATGCGCTGAAAGGCATGGGGGTCGCCGCCGAGTCGTCGTTCGAGAAGGCGGTGGCCGGCGGGCAGAAGTTCTCGGAAATTCTGCAGGGACTGGCGGCCGATCTGGAAAAGCTGGCGCTTCGCCAGGCGGTCACGCAGCCGCTGATGAAGCTGCTGGACCAGGGCGCCGGTATCGCCGGTGACTGGTTGAAGGGGCTGTTCAGCAGCTCGTCGACACCGGTGCCGAGCGAGGGCAGCCCGCAAGCCGGACCCGGCGCCTACGCGCAGCTGCCGTTCGCGCACGGCGGCGTGGTTGCGGGCGGCAACGTCATCCCGTTCGCCCGTGGCGGCCTGGTTGATCGGCCCACGATCTTTCCGATGGCGCGTGGCTACGGGTTGATGGGAGAGGCCGGGCCGGAGGCGGTGATGCCGCTGCGCCGGCTGCCGTCCGGTGACCTCGGCGTTGCTGCCGGCGGTGCCGGGGTCACCGTCAACGTCATCAACAACGCCGGGGCGCAGGTGACCACGCAGGAGCGTAAGGACCAGCGCGGCGGGCTGACCATCGACGTGATGATCGACGCCGTTGAGCAGGCGATGGCGCAGCGCGCGGCGCGGCCGGGCACCGCCCTGAACCGGGCGCTTGCCGCCGCGGCGAACCCGATCAAGGCACGGTAGACGATGCCCGCCTGGCCGTCCGACCTGCCGCAGCTACCGCTCGTGCAGGGCTTCTCGGAGACGGCGCCGACGCTCGCGGTGCGCAGCCCGATGGACGTCGGCCCGGCGAAGGTGCGCCGCCGCGCCACCGCCGGCGTCACCCAGCTGAAGTGCACGTTCCGGCTGAGCGCGGCGCAGCGGGCGAGCCTGCTGACGTTCTGGCAGACGACGCTCGCCGGCGGCGCGCTCAGCTACAGCTGGACGCACCCGATCAGCGGCACTGCCATCACCTGCCGGATCGTCGAGCCGCCCGGCCTCACGCCGGTGGCAGGCGGCGTGTCCTGGCTGGCGGCACTCAGCATCGAGGTCTTGCCGTAAATGCCGCTGACCGCAGATGGCGTCACCGAGCTCTCGGCGCAGGAGGCCGGCACCGCCTGGCTGGTGCTGATCACCATCGACCATCCCGACCTGGATCAGCCGATCCGCGTCACCTCCGACGCCGTCGAGACGATCTCGAACGGCAACGTCTTTGCGCCGTTTCCGTTCGAGGTCACCTTGCCGGACGACGTCGAGGGCCGCGCGCCGCAGGCGCTGCTGAAGATCGACAACACCAGCCTCGAGGTGATCGCGCTGCTGCGCGGGCTCGCCTCGCCGCCCGTGCTCACGCTGCAGATCGTCCGCTCCGCCGATCCCGACGTGATCGAACGCGAGTGGGTCGGCATCGAGTGGCGGTCGTCGCAGTACGACGTCGGTGCCATCACCGGCACGCTGACCGTCGACGACCTGGCGACCGAGGAGTTCCCCTACGTCACCTTCGACGGCCGCTTCAAGGGGCTGTGGCCATAAAGCATTCAGCGCGAAGTCCCTCCCCTCGGGTTATCGATACTACGATCCCGCGGACCAGAGCCCGAGGGTCGGTGTGCTTCGAGCTGGTTGACATGGAGCACAGCCGCCTGGGGGCGGCCTGGCGGCACCTGTGCACGTTGGCTTTTCTGATCGCTGACACATCTGGCATCTAGCATCTGATGAACCAGCCTCCCGCATGGGCCGGGCAGTACGTCGGCATCCCGTTCGTCGATCTCGGCCGCGATCGCCAGGGCTGCGACTGCTGGGGGCTGGTGCGGCTGATCCTGGCCGAGCAGGCCGGGCTCGCGCTGCCGTCGCTGGCGACCGGCTACGGCAGCGAGGCCAACCACTCGGCGGTGCAGCGCGAGCTCAGCGCGGCGCGCCGTTCCAAAGAATGGATGCACGTTTCGGCCGGCCATGAGCAGGCGTTCGACGCCGTCGAGATGGTGACGCCGACACGCACCGAGACCGGCTGGGACTTCCCGCCGCTGCACGTCGGCCTGGTCGTCGCCGCCGGCTGGTTGATCCACGTCGAGCGGGCGACGGCGGCGGTACTCGTCCGCTACCGCGAGGACCAGGCGGTCAACCGCCGCATCCTATCTTTCTGGCGCCACCGGCGGGATGCTGGCTCGCGTTTTCGAGAGACCCATAAGAGGGAGCCTTGCTAGAGTGCCCTGTGTTGCCTCTAAACCCGGTGTTCGGCCGCCTTCGGGCGGCCTCTTTTTTGCTGCCGACCGATGCCGCCGCTTGATCTGACCCACGGGGCCGGGACCATCGAGCCCACGGGATCGGGATCATCGAGGATGCTCACCACTGTTCAGGACCCCGTGGGTCTCCACCGTTCGGAATCCCGTGGGCTGATCCCCACCGAGCGACCACTGCTGAGCGTCTCCGCCTGCCCGCATCCGTTCGACGGCCGGCGCGTCGACTACGCGGTGCCGGCCGGACTCACGATCGCCGAGATCGTCGCGCTGATCCAGCCGGACCCGCTGCTGCGCGCACATGGCCACGCGTTCATCGGTGAGCACCTGGTGTCGCGCGATCGCTGGCATCGGGTGCGGCCGCGACCGGGCGCGCTGCTGTCGATCCGGCTGCTGCCATCCGGCGGCGGCGGGCTGCGCATCGGCCTGATGATCCTCGTCGCCGTCGCGGCGATCGCGCTGACCATCGCCACGGCCGGCGCAACGTCGCCGCTGCTGTTCGGCCTGAGCGGCGCGACGTGGGGGTTGATCGGTGCCGCCGCGATCTCGCTCACCGGCACGCTGCTGATCAACACGCTGCTGCCCCCGCCGGTGCCGAAGCTGTCGCAGAGCTACGGCAACGATCCGCAGAGCTATGCCATCACCGGCGCGCGCAACCAGGCGCGGCCGTGGGAGAAGCTGGCGTTCCTTCTCGGCCGCTTCCGGCTGACGCCGGCGTACGCGGCGATGCCGTACCGGGAGGTGGTCGGCAGCCACACCTACTGGCGGGCGCTGTTCGCCATCGCGCACGGGCCGGTCGTCATCGACGAGATGCGCATAGGCAAGACGCTGCTGGGCAACTTCCAGGGCGTCGAGACCGAGTTCCGCCGCGGCTACTGGAGCATGCCGGACCGGGGGTCGTGGAATGCGTCGTCCGGCGCGTTTCCTTCCACCCCCGCGTTCGGCGACACCTGGACGGTGAGCGTCGCCGGCTCGGCGGGCGGAGCCACCTACAAGGTCGGCGAGACGATCAC